GCCAAACGACTGAACATTTGCAAGCCGATTTTGCTCTCCGGGAAATGGGTTATATTCAGCGTAATCGTGTCGCTGTCTGGACCGTGAAACTGCTTAGCCGGCTTTCGCCCTAAGCGCGATTTTTTAGCCCACGTCCACGACTTTGACCGCTGCAATTGCTGATACTGAACCGTGCTAATACTAAAAAAGAAATTACCAAGGGCCAGCATGACCCCATTTCGCACACTCATAGCCCGAACTCCTTAGTCATAATAATTACCCCTTTGACGACGAGAGCGATCGCGTTCTCGGCGGTCCATCTCCTCGGCAACTCGGCGCGCCAAATCGTCCTGGCTTTCGCCTGGTTGCTGCACAATCTGGATCCGGTTTTCCGTTTGATAGGTGTTCGAGGCGCCGCGGTTGGCACTGATCCCCGTTTTCGCTTGAGTGGGCATCACGCCACCGGCAGCCGCGACGGCAGGAGAAGCACCCGACGTCGTAACCTGGCCATTCATTGCGATGTTTTTGACGGCTGTCTCATCATCACCGAATAGACTGTTCCACCATCCGGCGACTTTCCCAACCAGGGCGCCGATGGTTTCCATTGCGCCGGTGAATTTGCCGACGATACCGTCCCACAAATTGGTAAAGAACTCGCCAAGCGGCTCCCAGTAGGCAATAACCAGAGCGACCACACCGATCAACGCCCTCACCGCCAGGACAATCAAACCGATTGGGTTCGCGTTCAAAGCGGCATTTAAACCCCATTGAGCCACCGCCCAGGCTTTCGCGCCAAACGCGAGCGCCTTTTGCATGGTTCCCATGATCCCCATTGTTTGCATACTGGTGATCATCGCAAAGTTATAGGCAATCTGAGCCACCTTAACGGCTATCAGACCCGATTTAAGGGCGATAATGGCCATGATGGCCCCGCCTATCACTTGCGTTAGAAACGGGAACTTTTCGGCAAAGCTGGCAATCATCATTGCGCTCTCGCCGATGGTGTCCGTAATGAACATCATCATCGGGGCGAAAATTTTCCCAAGCGTGGCCGTTAAGTTCTGAATGCGCTGATTCATTCGCTGACTTGATTCTGTTGGACCGTTCAAAATGGCTTCCGCCATCTTGTTCGTGGTATCCATACCGCTCTGCAGGGCGCCATTCATTGAAAGGATGTTTTCTTTCAACTTATCGGTTTCCGGATAAAGCAACTTGATCAGCGCCATCGCTTCATCTGTTCCGAACGCTTTTTTCAGCTCCTGTTCTTCGACGGCGTCAATCGTATCGCCGTATTTACTCTGCAGCTCGGCGAGAATATCGGGCATTCCTTTAAGCTGATTATTGGCATCAAGGAAACTTAGCCCCAGTTGATCACTGGCGCGCGCCGCTGACCCTAAAAACGCCTTATATTTGGTGGCGGCTTCACTGCCTGACATAGTCGCTTGCAGTTGACCTAAAACAGAAAGTTGCTCCGCGAATGAGACGTTCGCCGATGTCGCTGCCGCGCCCAGGTTCGAGATCGCCGCGCTCATGTTTTCGCCGTCAGTTTTAAATGCCTGGACCGAAGACGCGATCCCCGCACTGAAATACTCACCGAAGCGCATGTCGCGCTCTTGCTCGGACATCGCATTCCAACCGGCGATAGTATCGGCACCAAACCGATCAAACTGTTTGCGATAAATACCGTAACCAGAGGCAAACAAACTGGTCATCTGATCCGTGGTCGATTTCGTGGCGCCTGCCGTCATCGCTGCAATGCGGGTAAATTCGCCCACAGCGGCATCAGAGAGCGACGAAATGCCCGATTTAATGTCGTAGCTTGCCGCAATAAAATCGGCTTGCGTGGTGCCCGCCCATTGGTTGGTGAAATCCTTTGCGGCTTGGGTTATGGCTTCGATGCCTTCGGCACTAACACCCAAACTCTGGATCGTGCCCTGGGCGCTGGCCACTTCGCCATAACTGTCCGTCAGTTGCTTAATCGCAAATACCGCAGCGCCGACTTTGGCGGTATCCATCGCGGCCGAACCCATCAGCGCATTGTTTTTATCCCGCAAATCGGTGAGTTTTTTCTCACGCGCGGCGACGGCTTCAAGCTGACGCTGTTGTTCTTCTAAGCGTTGATTAACCCGAGCGGTGTGCCGCTCTAACTGACTCGATGCCTGGCGTAAGTTTTTGGTACTCACACCGGCATCGTTCAACTTGGTCCGCATGTCGGACAGTTGCGTCGTTTCGCGTTCGTGTTGCTTGGCGAGCTGCTGCGCTTCCTTCTTGGCGCGATTGAACTCGTTGGTCAGTGCTCGGCTTGGCGTTTCCGCCTGTTTGATTTGTTGCGCTAACTGAGCAACTTTGTTTTGCTGCAGATCGAGGGCGCGCGCCGTATTGGCACTTTCACGCTTGAGCTGACGAAACGATTCTAGATCACCCGAAGTTTGCGAAAGCTTTTGAAGTTGTTTGTGCGTGTTCTCGATGGCCACCGCCGACTTTTTGCTTTGGTCGGTGACTTTCTGAAATGGGGCGGTGTACTTATCCACCATTTCCATGACCATCGTCAGTTTATGTTTTTGCTCGGACATACTAGCCCCTTACAAACAAAAAAAGGCCGGGTAATCCAGTGAAGGACTACCCGGCGTTTTGAGCTTCTTCTTGCGCTTTTTGATTGCGCTCGATGGCGATGCGGTGCCAGCCCATCAATTCCCCTAACGACATCACCGCCGTGGTACTGGCATTGAATCCGGTGAAAACCAAAAAGAGATCGGCCTCCACTTCCATCACATCCGCCGGTAAGGGGTCTATTCCATGAAAAAACCCACGACATCCGCACTGACTGACGCAATGTCAGAAGGGCCAAGCGTGTCGAATTCTGCTTCGGTAATGTCTGAAATACGCGCGGTCAGTTTACGAATTTGCGTCACATCCATGCGCATGACGGCCATCAATTCAAGACCGCGAAGGCTGCCGGAATTTGGTTCTTGAAGGGTGATTGATTTAATTTCTTTGTTGCCACGTTTAATCGGTTTTTTTAGTTCTGTCACTTTAGCCATGTTGACTGTGCTCCAAATAAAAAACCCAGCACTAAGCTGGGTTTGTAAGATTAAAGAATTAACGAATTAAAGAGTTATTTACTGGCCTAACGCGCTGCGAATTTCTTCGTTACGGTCTTTACCATCGGCACCAATAAATTTGTTGTTTGGCTTGTCAATTTCGAGCATAACTTTGCCATCGACTTCCAGTTGAATGTATTCAACATCGATCACCACTTTGTTTGTGGCTTCACTGCCTGGAGCCCATTCATTGAATTCCAGTTCACGCCAAAAACCCGATGTGCGGACAATTACCGTTTTAATTTCACCATCACGGTCAAGGGCGCCGCGGAATGTCACCACTTCGTTACGACTTGAACGAGATCCAACCAACCCCATCACATCGGTGGAGTAGTCCGACACGGTGACTTCCATTTCCATCGCATCGAGTTTACCCACGCTGCGCTTAATTGTGCCGCCAATGCCAGCACCATCAAAGTCGAGGGTTTTCATCACGACTTTCGGCAGCGTGATTTTGTTTGCCTTACCGGCATAACTGGTGTTTTTCAGAAAGGCGTTAAAATCCACCAATACGCTTGGAATACCTGCCATCTGTCAGCCCCTTAGCTAAAAATTTGTTCGTTATAAGTACGGTTTACGTGCTGACGGAATGTCACACGCTCGGCCACGTCAAAGAATCCGAGGTCATAGTCAAAGAACACCTGACCCGTTCCGATCGCGTTGATGTTGTCTTCACTGTCCGCCCAACATTGACCACCACTGATCACGGTGCCGGTTAGACGACGTAAAAACGCATTCACGCGGCCAGTAACCGACTCGACATAGTTCTTAGTGACGTTGCGGTCCACCGCGTCCTGGTGCGCTTCATTGATGCTGTCGCCGACAATGTAACGAATACGTTGGTGCGGAAGCATCACGCCACTAGTGAGACGGTTGCCCCATAAGTTCCAACCGCCGTTTTTGTTTACGATGGTCACAATATTGTTGCTGTTGAGCTGGTTCGCTAAGCAACTTTTCGCACCTGGGCCGCTGGATACGTATGGAATATCGATTGCTGTGCCTTCAATCTCGTAAATCTTACGATTCGACGGTGAGTTCCAGTAACCTTCCTCGTTATCCACGCGAACAATGTGGCCCGCCACCGTCGCCGACATATGACGCTTAACGGTGGTTTTCTTGTCTGCATCGTAAACCGCGACACCACCATGCAAGAAAAACGCTTCGGCAAACTTACGCGCGCGCTTGATCACGTCGCTGTAAGTGGCGTAATGGTCCGAGTCAATCAGCGCGATACCATTCAGGTTTTTCGCGACGCTTTCCATCTTCTCGCCCACGCTTGGCAAATGCGAAAACTCCGGAGCGATGATCAAGCGAGGACGAACACCGAGCGAACCTTCGGCACCTTCTAGCGCCGCCATGCCTGTCGTGTTGCCATTCTCATCCATTGAACCGATGACATTGGCTTTCGTTGAGGCTTCGTCGGCGCCTTCTTCAACACGCACCACAATAACCACCGCCCCAGACTGGTTATAGATATCGGTCAGTGCGGCTTTTAACGTTCCTTCGGCACCGGCTTTCGCGATCAACTTATCCGATGTTACCAACGTCGGTTTATTCAGCGGGAAAGGCTCAACTTCACCACCAGATAAATACACCTGGTAAACGATGTCCATCACACCCGAACCATCACCACCCGCGGCGGCCGTGATCAGGTCATTTGCTTCATCATGAGCATTGAGCGCCGCGGCAACTTCGGAAGCGGTTGAAGTAATCGCCCCTTCGGCATCAGTCGCTAACGTGACTTGGATTTCAAAGCCATCGAGCGCAATCGACAACGCGACGTCTGCAGCGTCCGGATCCATCAGTTCGATACTGATACCGTTACCACGCGATCCCGTATCCACCGCCGACACAGTGAGGGCGCTATTATCTTCGCCCACGGTTAACGTGGCCGCGATAGCCGGTTGAGCATTTGGCGCCGTAGCCACTAAACCAATAGTGGACGCTGCCAGGACTTCGATCGGGCGGGTCGTATCTGGTAGCAGAAACGTTTCGGCACCGTGGAAATAATCTCCCATGAGGCGTTTTCTCCTTGTTACGGGTAATAAAAAACCCCGCCGTGGCGAGGTTGAGGATTTGAATTAGGGATAAAAAACCCCGCCAGTTCAGCGGGTTATATAGGATTATTAGACTATAAAGCCTGAAATAACAGGACGTTCTCCAAAAGGGAAATTACTAGTTTCAGGGTAATCGCTGAGTACTTTCCTATCTTGCAGCAACTTCATATAGTCTTCTTCGGTTTCAATCGGTGACGTTCTTAGTTCAACTGGATAGCTTTGGTCTTTTTCATATTGGTCAATGCGGTCGAGCACTTTAGTTAATTCACCATTACGCCACTGTTTTTCTTCGATTTCTTTGAAAGGGCGATGGCGTTCAATATCATACTGCCAACTACCATCGACCCATGAATCAAAAGGTTCAGGCTCTGTAAGTGTATGTGTATCTGGTAGCTCTCCAAGCTCATCAACCTGATAGTTTTCACTAGTATTACGGTCTTTTGCGTAAGCAATTCGCCCACGGTAGTCCAAAAACTGCTGCCACTTTCCATCTATCAGTTTCACTGCATATTTATCTGAACGTGGTTTAGGTGGCTCATCAAAGGTGTGGTTCTCTGACAACTCAAAGTTGTAGTCAGACACTAAAAACTTATTGCCATATTCATCATAAAAGGGTTGACCTATAAGAATATCGTAAACCTTCCATTGTTCATCTTTATATAATACGGTTTGAGTTTCTTGGACGTATTCCGGAGGCTCAGTTGTTATGGCTTCATCCGGATAATCTCCGTCAGGCTCACCAATTACAAATTTTTGACCGTGCTGATTAAAATACTCATCAAACGTTCGGTCTTTGATTTCATTCGACCAAGTATTCGTGTTTCGGTCATATCGAGCAATCATGCCCTCTTTTGATGGAGTGTAGATATTGATAGTAAAGTCTTTACCTAATGCAGTTCCCTTCACTACGTGCTCAGTCGTGTTCTCTAACCACCAACCCTCGGTTGTGATACGAGAAACCTTTACATTTTTAGTTTCTGAGAAAAATCCTTGATTCATTATGCGAGCCTCACAATCCAGTTAATTTTACGGTGGTTGATAGTGTTTTTTTGTGCACCAAATAAGGCAATAGCAACTGTATGAACGTGAGAACCTATGGAAACAGAATGATAGTGTGTATCGCTTTCTGTTGTAGAATTTAAACCAATGTTTGACGCCACATTTGTATTGCTGGATCCGTCTGCCGTAACTGATTTTGTATTACCTTTCACACTATAAGTATGACTGTGCGTATCGCTACTAGTGTTTTTACTACCGATGTCTGTAGAGCTTACCGTTGAGTTAGGATGTCCATGACTTTTTACTTGCCCCTCTTCATAGTCTCCTATCGTCTCTCCATCTTCCTTACCTATGACACCACAACCACGCATATCAGGAATAATGCCTTCCGGCCAGATTTCAGCAAGTTGAACATAGGTTTCTATATCAAATGCCTGGCCTTTCATTATCCCAAAACCATCTGGTGCTTCATCAGTAAACCACGGAATAGCAGCACCAACTGGAAATATCTTCGCAGCCAAACCAAGCCACAATTTATCTATCAGACGAGAAGGTGTGAGTGCGCGCCAAAACTGAGGAAGTTTGATGTGCTTATCTTCGGTAGATTCTTCATCAACATCATCATTATTTGCCGCATTATCTTTGCGTTCGTATTGGGTGTGAGGGTCGTCTTCGGCTACGTGTTTAGCATCCTGATCATCCACGTATTTTCGCGTTGCAATGATAACATTCGGGTTGATTTTAATCGTAACAACATCCGCGGCTACGGCATCATAGACCATTTCAAACACCAGGTCTTTAATGACACCCGCTTCACCCGAGGGCTTAAACGATGACGGTAAGTTACCGATGAAAATCAAATCCCCGGCATCATCGTAACAACCGACCTCTCGCAGATACCACCCGCCGACATTGCTCGGGATAACCGCTTCCAGTTCTATCCAGCTTGGCGCTGTCGGTTCTTCTTCAATTCGGTTCGGTGGACATTCATACACCTGATTTTTCAGTTCTGTTTCTTGGCCTGTCGGCTCATATTCCGCACCATTACCGTCACCAAAAGCAATACGGGTAATATTGACCGTTTGCCCTAGTAACGAAGCATTTCGCAGCTTTGCCGCGCCGACTTGAGTCGGGATTGTACTGTAGATCATGCAGCCCTCGGGGTTAATCTCGTGGTTTCTGTAATCCGTAACCCAACCGCCAAATTAATCTGGCCTTGAGTGGTTAATGCTTGTTGTTGTCGTGGCAGTATTCGCAGCCGTTCGCCAAGCTTCGACGCTGCTGCTAAATGCAACGTCGCATCACTGCGCATATTGATGGTGACATCGAGCAATTTCAGAGTGGCGCGCTTCGCGGCATTGATGGTGTGGCCAATTTCCAACGCCATGTCTTCGGTGATTGGTCTATCGGTAGAAAAGACATCCACCCGGAACGTACACGGGGCCCCCATCGGGTCCATTTCAAACCACTCAACACACTGAGCGGTAAAGCCCAGGTTCTTAATCGCGCGCTCGACCGCTGGACGAGTGCCTTTAATACGGTGGTAATCCGGTGAATCAGCGGTCACTTGACGCTTAATGCTTTCTGGCCAGTCTGACCGCCAGTAATCGACTGACAACGCCCAGGCTAAATACGGCAAAGCTTCAACTGGGCATTTGTTCGCATCCCAAACCGTGGCCACAGGCGTTTTAATTTCACTGAGCCGCGCTTCACCGGCTTCATCGAGCGCTTTTTCTAAATCCGAAACGTTCGGGGGTAAGATGGTTGTCATACTTCCCTCACTGTAATCGTGATCCCATCACATAACGGGACTTCATTGTCCTTCGCGACCTTGTCTTCCCAATCGGTTAGGTTAATTTTCTTCACGTTTCCGACGGTCATCGCATCTTTCAGCCCCGAATCCGACACATACCCTTTAAACTTGTTTTCATTCAGTGTGTAGACGGCGGCTTCTTCTAACGCGCGGGTTTTGATGGCGTCTAAATCCGAACCTTTCTCGACAAGCAGTTCCGCGGTGACGGTGTAGCGAATGAGCGTGGCAGAATACGCCGTGACGCGATCGCCCATCGGACGGTATGGCCACACATAGGATTCAACTTTTCGGCAAAGTTCGTCACTGGCTTCGCCGTCATTGGAATACGTCAGCAAGTAAAGTGACATAACAGCGCCACTTGGTGACACTGGGTTTACATAACGAATGTCGCTGTCTGCCGATAACGCAAAGAATTTATACGCGCCGTCCGGCCCTGCGACGCTGTAGCCCTCCGGAGAAAGCTGCAGACGGGTTTTGTAATTATCATCACTTTCACCCGCCAGACGCAGCACCGGATCACCGAGCGGAGTGCGATAATACGTCGCGCCGATGTGATCGAGTTGCGCGCCTTTGGCGAACGCTAACATGACCCCTTTTGCCTGTTCGTTCGCATCCTGGCGAACGTACATTTCACGGTAGGCATAAGCTAACGCGGAACGATAAGAAGGATCGGACGGCGCCGCATTCTCTAACGCTGCGAGTTCGGCAATATCCGCGACGATTTCATCCACAGGGACCTGCTCAACCAACGTCAGCGGCGGCAATAAATCAAGATTCATCTCTTGTGACATCGAGTAAAATCCCCTCTAATACGATTGGTTCCCCGTTATCCAACAACACTCCATACAAATCTAATTCGATTTGCCCGTCCAAGCTGGATACCAGTTTCATGTCGGTGAGACGAAAATCATCTAACCCATTTTTCGGGTTAGCGATGCACTCGGCCACACGGACATAACATTCCATTTCAAATTTCAGATCGACGTTCATATCGACCAACTCATGCAGCCGCGATCCGTATTGCCGTTCAACGACTAACGAGCCTTGTTCGGTTTCTAAGGCGTCGGTCATCCGCTGGCGCAAGTAATCGAGGCCGCCGATAAGGGTGCCAGTTTGGCGATCGGTGCCTTGCTTCATTTCGTTAATTCTTTAATTCGTTAAACGATAGGGTGTTGGCCCGCACTGCTGCCGGATTTAATATCGGCTTTCGCGTTGGTCGTGATTTCTTTGACGGTTTCTTCGGCGAAGATTTTTGCTATCGGTCTAAACCAAGCATGTTCACCTTCAGTCACACCGCCTATCGCTTCAAAGCGAGCGACAAAAGCATCTTCTAAACGCTGCGCGTCTAATGACATGTTATTTCCCCGCTTTTACCTGGACACTGCAATCGCTGTGAGGCTTACCTGTCAACTGGCAAATATGGGCGCCAGTCACAACGCCCGCACCTTCATTGAGACGAATGTCTTTCGCCTCGGAATTGATCTTAACAATGCCCGTAGTGTTGATGGTGAGGTTTTGTTGTGTGGTCACTTCCACATCGCCCACGTTCACCACATCAAGTTTGGAAGACTCACGGTTATGGACCACTTTCGATCCATCCCCAAACGCGATATAAAACTCGTCTGGATTGGTCGTCGGGGGCGGCCTGTCGTTGTGATAGCTTCCTGGGAAAACTTCCCCCAAACGAAGATCGCCAGGCGACAACACTGTCACCCCTTCACCCACTTCCGGAAACCACCACACAATGGCCTGTCCAGAACGCATCGGCTTAACGGGCAACCACTTGGTAGACATCGGCTTTTCATCCGTGCCATAAGACACTTTGACGCACCAGTTCGGCGGGTCAATTTCGGACACTTTACCGCGCACATACGACTGGGCGAATTTGCGTTCTAACTCAGAGACGCGTTCTTCAAGACTCTGGGCCATTGTTTGGAACCTCCCAGTCTGGCGTGATAGAGAAGTCACCGCCGATGGTGATTTCACCCGGTAAGAACTCCGCCGGATCCAGCATTAAATCCCCGAGATAAATCGACTGTTCAAAAGACACGATCATCGAGTCGTACCCGAGCGTTTTTTCACTGCCACCTTTGCCTGGCTTAAACATGCCTGGATAAATGGCCACGGAATCCTTTTCGACGGGTTTGACACCGCGTTTAGACAACCCCCAGCTTTGGGTCGGAATTAAATTATGTTCGATTTCTTGCTCGGTTGGCGTACCGAACGCGACCACTTGAGCCACTGACGCCGCCAGATTTCGCACCACTAACGGCAGTTGTGGCGAAATCAAAAGCTGGACGCCCGCCGGTTAACGCTTCCCCAGGTTTCGCCTCGACCAGTTCGATTAAAATCGCCGGGGTATTAATTTTAAACTGGGCGCCGTGGGTGATTTCGGTCGGATCGTACAATTCCACCGTATCCAATTGCGGTATGCGCTTTTTCAGTTCCGCGACCATATTGTCGTGTAACTCGGTAAAGTCTTTTAAGACGTTGCTATTTGCTTCGCTCATGGTTCATCACATAGTTAATTTCCTGACCGAGCACCTTGCGGAACTGCTCAGGAATGCGGCTTTCAAAACGCCGAAACACTTCCGCGGCCAGGTCGTCCACTTCGACGGCGATATGTTGCACCGGAAAGCGACCACGAAGTTCGGGCGCGATAGAATTGCTGTTCGGCTTGCGTCTTTGGCCAGTGGTTGGGTACTGGCCTTTGTTGCGACTTGCACGGATCCAGACGGCATCGTCATAACCGTACATGTCTCGAATAAAAGCGCCCTGGTATCGACGTTTACCAATCGATACACCGGCGCGGGTTTGTCTCGCCTTCCCTGACTTCTCCGCGAGGACGTTCGCGGTCCCCATCCATAAGATAGTGGCCGCATCGGCGCCCTTGCCGACGGTCTTCATCGAGAAACGAGGCTTGAGGTTCTTTTGTGGGATCCCGAGCTGCTGCGAGATCTCGCGCGCGAGTCTGGTATGCACCCAGCGCATGGTCTTTTTGATGGCCCGACTGCCCGCTTTTTCAAGCTGCTTCGGCGTAGCCTCAATCATGGCACTGGCAAGCTGCAGCTCTTTGGCAAAATTCAGATTGATGTTAACACCAGGTTCGGCCATTCCCTTCACCCTCCGGGCTCTGCCTTGCATGGTCTGGCTGATCACTTAAAAAGCAGTAACTCACCGCGTCATCTTTGGGATAACTGACCGTGACGAAATACTCTCGACCGTCAACCAACACGGACCAATCTGTCGGACTTTCTGCACACCCTTCGACATACTTGGTTTCAACCACGATATGCGGCTGTTGCATTAAGAGATCTTGACCGCTTTTGCCTCCGCCTTTGATTTCAACATCCAACAAAGGATTATTGAACACGGCGTCCACTGGCATCCAGTCCCCTTCTGGCGGTCTGACTTTTACTTCGTGGAAACGGCCCAGCCGCCGAACAATTCGGCGACTGGCACGCTTAAAGGGGTCACGCTCACGCATTAAGCCGCGGGTTCAGCTTTTGGCGTGAACTTAATGCGGCGTACCGCTAACGGACTAGTACACACGTTAACTGGGTTCGATTGCGTTTCCGTTTTCACACCTTTATTCATGCTCATCGGCTCTGAATTGGTGTAGTAAGGCAAGCCTTTGGTGTTTACCGTGTCGTTGTAGTTAGCAGGAGCAAACAGCGTTAAGAACATATCTGCTTTGTCTTCAGGGAACATCACCGCACCGTATTTGTTACTTAACAAATCTTTATCGGCGACTTTCGTATCGTATTCTTCCCAGAACGTCCCCTGCCAGTACACACCGCCACGCATATCATCACGTAGAGCCTGTCCATCATTTTGACGTTCAAAAGCTTTGTAAAAACTTTCATCTTTTCCTTCTCCCAGCAGCTGATCAAAAAACTCAGGGCGGCAGAAAGCGCGATAACGTTTTGCTTTGATGCCTTTTTGATGGGCCTCAGAATCGCGTTTCACCTGCAGAAGCTGGGTTCTTAGCGGGTTGTTGAAATCAACCGTAGATTCGCCATTCGCTTCAGCAATACCAAACACCTTAAACAGATCTACGATGGTATTGCCATTTTTGCCAAGGACTTTACCCAGGATGGCGCCCATTCGAAAATATTCGATGGTGACATCAATACTACCGCGCGCAATCTCCAGTTTTTCATTGATAACCGATTGTAGATCTTCAAGTTCGTCTTCTTCGCCGAAAGCGCGGGTGTTTTGAATATCATCCGCAAAAACATTGCCAGGCACTGGTAAATGAACCGCGCGGAATGTGAAGATTTTACGGTCTGGATCATCGAGGGGCTTACCATCAGCACCGCGTTCCACTTCTTCAACAAGCTGCAGTTGACCATTTTTATATTCAATGTCTACTGTTGTGGTACGAATACCTTTTTCTTTAAACAGTTTTAGCTCCGCGATTCGAGTGCGCGGAACGTCTAAGTTATTGATGGCGGCTGTCAGTTCACGCAAAGAAAACTTGCCAGACTCAAGAGCTGCTTGAATTTC